ACCAGCTCGTCAGCCCCGGTGGAGCGCAGGAGATTCACGCTCCCAGCCAGTCGGCCCCGCTGCCGGATGACGAGGTGATCCCCTTTTAGGATCGCGGCACAGTGTTCTGTTAGCCACCTCTCGGTTTGGGTTGTGTCGCGCATCATTGTCACAGCCGAGTAGCGGTGCTAGGGGACGGCTCGCCCCAAAACGTCATCCTGTGAAAAGGGTGGCGACGAGCCCACTAACCTTCAACCGGAGAACAGACGATGAGAGATTTTACCGACGAGGGCATCGAGGTCGCCCACAGCACCACCTTCCGGTGGTCCCCCGGAATGATGGCGATTGACGAGGACGGGGTCACCGACCGGGTGATGGAGGTGTTTAGCCTCCCCGGCTTTGGTGAGATGGTGCGATGCGAGTATCGCACCTACCCGATCAGCGATGTCATTCCAGACTTGTCTGACGAAGTCACGAGAGCGGCGCTCATGGGTGTTGAGGTCTCGGTTGGCTGGAAGGACGCGGGGCCATGAACTACGACCGGCTAGAGGACCTTGGTTATCAGCGCTTCGACTGCCACCGATGTGGTCGGAGATGTTGGACTGACACCGCGACCTGCGACTATTGCAAGCCCTGCTCCGACTGCGGAGAGTACGACGAAGAGGAGATCGGGGGCGACCCCTGCGTCTGCATCCTCGAAGAGCGCAGAGCCGAGTTCGAGGCAAGTGGAGCACCACCTTTCTAGGAGCGACGATGAGATTTGATTACTACAAAGAGCGCGAGGATTCGGTAGGTCCGTCTCGCATCGTGGTCGGCATCGACCCTGGACCCGAGAAGTGCGGCTTCGCTGTCTACGACGCGGGAGACAAGAAGGTCATCGAGTCCCACAAGGCTATGCCTGTCGAAGAGGCTTTGAGGAACATCGACATCTACTCAGGTCGTGCTGGACTCGTGGCGATTGAGCGGGTCCAGTCCTATGGCATCGCCGGGTCCTCGCTGCTCCGCACATCCGAGACGGTAGGTCGGCTCTGGCAGTGCTCAGAGGACCTCAGACTGCCCACAGTGCTCATCTACCGTCGAGAGGTACTGAGAGGTCTGGACGTGACCGGAAAGGGCAACAGGGACGCTCTGGTGCGCGAGAGGCTCATCGAGATGCACGGTGGGGAGCGCAGGAAGGCCCAGGGGACGAAGAAGGAGCCAGGTCCGCTCTACGGGGTCAGTTCGCACGCCTGGCAGGCTCTAGCGGTCGCAGTGGTCGCCGGGATGGGGCAATGAGCGCTACTGGGCGAGCTCGAGGCGCACATCGACAAACCCCTTCTTCGAGCACTTAACGACCCTCTCCTCGAAGGAGAAGAAGTTGTAGCCGGAATCGAAGAGGGCGATGAGCGCGGAGTCTCTAAGGCTAGTCCGAGACTGCCTGTCCCCGCACCTAGGTGAGATGGACAGGGTGGCCCATATCTCTGGGCGCTTGGCCTCGACTCCGAGGACAAAGCACGCCCCGTCGTCAATCCTGCAGCCCTCGACCTTCCATCGGGGGTCATCGAACGGAATGCACGGGGGAGCGGCTGGGATGTGGCAGTCGGGCTCCATGACCAGCTTCGTAACCACGGGGTTCGTAGCCTGTGCTAGGAGCAGAAGACCCCAGAGGAACATTAGACCGAAGAGTTGTCCTGTAGCTCTCGGACAGCCTTCTGGAGTCGCTTGACCTTGCGCTCGATGTCCTCCGAGTCGAAGTCATCGCCAATCACGACGAGACGCTTCTCGAGCGAGGCGACCTTCGCCCTGGTCTCTTCGAGAGATGCCTCGATCTTAGTGTAGACAGCCTGACACGACGGAGGAGGCGCAGAGCCCGCACCTGCCATGTCTCGCTGCATCTCGAGCTTCTTCAGCTCAAGCTCGTGCTTTTGCTCTGCGCGCTCAGAGTAGAAGGACCACGCCTTCTTCCCGCCGAGGACGGCAAGCATCGCAAGGACGACAGCCAGGACCGGAGCGTACTCGCCCCCGATGTCCGAGGCTACGCTCGTCGCCTGCTCAATCTCTGCGGAGACTGGGATCTCCTCGACTGTCTCGATCTCTTCCTCTTCCATCGGCTTGTCCTTCTTCTTCCTCAGTATTCGGTCAGCCTCGCGCTCGCTAGGGGCCTCACTATAGATGCGGATCACCGAGCCCGTCTCCAAACTGCAGTCCGAGATGTCGTGGGTCTTGCGCTGGTAGCGGAGCTCCCCACCCTCGAGCATGACCGCTCGACTGCCTTGCTTCAGCGTGCAGTCAGCCACTAGCCGAACCGATACAGGAAGGCTGCGCCCTGACGCTTGACCTCTCCCGCGAAGCGAATAGCCAGAGGGCGAGCCTGCTTCCTTAGATCCAACTGGATGCGCTCAAGGTCGATGTAGCCCTTCTTGTGCTTCGCGCATAGGGCGAACCAGACGGGGCACGCCACTACGGCAATCTCAATCGGGTCGAGACCGTACTGTCGAATCTGCTCCCACTCAGTGTCATCCGAGAGGTTGAGCGCTTGCTCCAGTCTGATGGAGTACTCGACAAGGACCACGCCCTCCCGAGACCTCTTAGTCCGAAGAGCGTATATCTCCTCGTAAAGGTCCAGAACGACCTCTCCGAGCAGGTTCATCAGAGTCCCACGGTGCTCTTTCAAGCATGTGGCCGCACTAAACCTGCGGGCCATCCGAGCCCGACGACGGTCGTCGTTGCGCCACGAGGCGAGCTGGAACCATCTCTTCTTGTAAGCCATGACATCTCCGGTGCTTGAGAGTCAGAGAGCTACCAACGGAACGTCAGCCCCTTCAGCAGGGATTCCCAGAAAGCCCTCACTGTTTCGCTTCGAGCCGCTCGATGCGCTTGGCTAGGCGGAACCGCGCAGCCTTCGCCATGCGAGGACCCTTTTCCTTGAGCTTCGACCGGAGCTTGTCGAGGCGCTTGCCCCGGAGCTTCTCCTTGCGAGCTACCGAGCGGTAGATGCCGAGCGCAGCCAGAGCCACGAAGAAGCTAATCACCCCGTCCAGTGCTTCCATGATCGGGTCAGGGAAGTTGATCGCCTGGTCGATCCTGTGGGCGAGCTCCGCAGCGAACGCAGCGTCCTGCTCGAAGTGATTGAGGCCCTCGACCTCTGGAGATAGGTCAGAGATGACATCGACAAGCTGATCCATCACAAAGCCACTGTGCTGGTTCAGGAAGTCTGCAGCCTTCTGCCGCTTCTCAATGCGTCGGTCCTTCTTACTCATCGCTAGCTGCCTCCTTCACTTCCTCGACTGCAGCCGCGATCTTCCTGCCCGACTTGATGACCTCGCTGACATCCACGAGGCCCTGAGCGCCGACGAAGGACAGGACCATCGTCGTCAGGGAGGACAGGGTCTCATCGCTAAGGCCGAGGCCCAGCATGTCGGACCCAGCGACAAGGATGACAACGACTAGGGTGAGGATTAGCTTCCTCGAAACAAACTTTTCCACATCAGACTCCGAAACAAGTTCTGAACACAATCAGCGACAAGACGACTGCCACAATAGCAGTGAACGTCAGCAGCTCGCGGAAGTCGTCACCATCCACCATTGAGGAGCGTGTATGTAAAAGTTTCCCAACCGCGCTCTTTAGCTTGACTGTTGCACACCAACATAAAGCAATCAAAGTCATGAGGACTAGCAAACACTTGGCACCCAGCCGACCACTTGTCCACATTCACAGATCCAAATTCTGACGACGTAGCTCGATGGCAGTTGATCCCGAACCCAGACCCAGTCTGGATGTTGTCTTGGCTGTACGAAACCTTGGAGTCAAGGTCGTTGTCTCTGTGAACAGCCACCTCAGAGACCTGAACCAAAGCTTCGTACTTGCCCTTGTGCTTGCCGAGAGCCCAAAGGCCCTTGTACTGGCGGTCAGCCACTACAGCAGCAGTACCCAGCTTGTTCATCGGGTGCTCAAGCCAGTAGGTACCAGGGTCCGTAGTGATGGGCCACCACCGGTCAATCCACTGCTCGCCATCCTTGTAGAGGACGTGCATCTCGTCATCGAACTTGTTAGGCGTGCCTGCAGGGTTGCGGATCCCAACTAGGTTGAGGTTCCAGTCCCCTTGGGTGAACACCTTGCCGCCGATGGCCTCGACGCGCTGCAGGATGGGGTGCAGCATTACTTGCAGCGAGCTCCAGTTGCAGCGCAGATGGCGGCGACATTCTCGCGGACGGTCACGAGGTCGGACTGCATCACACGCTGCTCCTCGCGCATGGACTCCATCTGGGCCGCTCCGACCGGGTGCGAAGGCAGGCTCGAGTGGACCGACATCGCCTCCTCAAGAGCCACCACGTCAGCCGCAGTGCTCTCCTGAACGGAGATGAACCCACCCACCGCAATGAGGGTGGGGACGAGGATCGTCACCATTTGGATGATCTGGTCCTTGGTCATGTGATCTTCCTCCGAAGCACGCGAATCCTAGTGAAGGTCGCATTCCATGCAGGCTGAGGATTAGCCTGATCGTCATAGAGCGCGGTCAGCATCACAGTCGCGTTGCTTGTAGTGATGTCGAGGTTTGGGGTCGCTGAAGGGTCAGTGGTTGCACCGTAGTCCATCAGCCCGAAGATTTGGGTCTGGGTGCTAGTCAAGGGGTCTCTAACCGCAGCACTAGCATCTGCACCGATAGCAAAGCCAGCGGAACCTGCGTACCAGACCATCTCGTGGAAGCCTGGCTCGTTTTGGATTCCTGCGCGCGAGAGGCTGTAGCGGGCCGCGTCGCCCATCTCACAGTCGGTACCGATTTTGTAGGTGCCGGTGAAATTGTTGTAGTAGAGGACGCGGTTGCATATCCACTTCGTCGTTGAGGAGGCACCGTCCGAGATTGTCAGTCCGTAGGCTTGATAGTCCTGAGACAACGAAGCGCTTGAGGTCAAGACCTGAATCGCCACAGTGTCCTTGTAAGACAGCGGATCGCTGCCGGGAAAGAAGTTGGAGATGTTGGTCTGCAACCTAGGGCTCGTCTGCGTTGAAGTGGACTGCCGCGAGTCGCTGTTCCCCGTCCCAAACTGGACCTGAAAGCCGGTGCCATTGACAACCTTGAGGTCGTCGCAATAGACGCTGTTCGCACCGTTCTTGGCGGTCCATGTGACCCCACTAATCGCCGTGGTGTCGTTCGTGTTAAGCGAACCCGTGTTTGAGTAGTTCGAGGCGTCCGTAAGGTCTACGTCGTAGAGGACCTCCCAGAGCTCCGCAGCAGCCGCTGCAGGTGCGGGGGGGACGCTGACGGTGCTTGCAGAGCCGGGTACTTTGACTGAGTTCGCCATGATTATCCTAAGCCTCCAGCATCACCCGATGCTCTGAGAATCCTGATGCGCTTGAGGAAGACATAGAAGCTCGTCCCCGACGTAACTTTAAAAGCACCGAACCCACATCTGGCCTTCGCTGCAGTGAGCGTTCTAGTCGGCCCAGTGAAGGTTCCACTTCGCCCGATAGCGCTGCTCGTGTAGGTCGTCACATAGCCCAGGTTCGATGTCGTGTTAAACGGTGCAGGGCTTGTGCTTGCCGAGGCAGAGTGCCCGCCTGTCCCGTAGTTGCTCCAGAAGGAGTAGACCATCTCGATGGTAGTCGGAGCTGACCCAGACTGGGGTGTTTCGACACCTTGGCCGGAACCCGAGCCCACCTTCCAAACCTGATTGCCATCCTTGTAGAATTTGTCATAGACGAACCACCCGGTGACATCGTCGAGCTCGCCACTATCTGCGGCCTCATAGATGACCCCACCGAAGCCGTCGAAGTTGGCTGCAGGGGTGACTGCTTGGCTAAAGAAGGCTTGGACGCAGACCAGATCCTTGTCGGTAAAGTCAGTACAAACATCTGCCAGCTTCGTGCTCACCACCGGAAGGTTGAGGTGAGTGTAGATGTTTGAGCCGCTGCCGGTCGGGGTGATCTTGATCCCACTGCCACTCACTGCCTCGACAACTCCCCGAGTAGCCCCTCCATCGCTCTCCTCAACTAACCACGTTGCGCCGCCGAGTGTGAACGTGTCGTCATGGTCGAACTGCTGGGTGGAAAGAGAGGTGAAGTCAGCGTTGACCTCCTCTGTCCACGCAACTGCAGCCGCACCACCACCTGCAGGGGCCGGGGGAACCTTAGCGCTCGATGAGCCCCCAGGTACTTTGACGGTGTTCGCCACGATCAGCTCTCAATGCTGATCTTCTGGAAGGCGATCTCGAAAGAGAAAGCCTTGCTCGCACCCGTGGCATCGGACTGCACCGTGTAGCTGGGAGCTCCGAAGATCGGGATGGGAGTCGCCTGCACGTCCGAGGTCTGAGTCACACTCGTGAAGTCGAACTCGACCTGATAGGCCAGGGGAGCAGTCGCGAGGGCCGCACCGTCGTAGACGCTCAGGGTGACCTTGCCGCCCGTGGAGGCCAGCTTAGCGGTGACTCCGACGAGCTGGACGCCAGCGTCGGCCCAGGTCAGAGCAGACGTGGAGCCGGGGGTCGATGCCGAGGTGGTGACCGACTCAGAGGTCGGCTTGATAAAGAGAGGTAGTGAACGTGCCATTCGAGTCTCCTATGGCGATGTAGCCGGCGCTCGCTAGCCGGCCTTGATTAGTTCATGTCGATTGCGTGAATCGCGTAGGTCCCGACGATGCCGGTGATGTTTCCTGTGGACTCCGAGCCGGTAACGAACTGGTTTGTGCCCCACTTGGCCTTGGTCTTGCCGTTGGTGCCCTTATTGTCGATGTTGTCGTAGATGCCCTGGCCACTCGAATCAAAGTCATCGAGCAGGGTGTTTGACGACGTCGTAGCATTCGCTGCGATTCCGACGCTGGCAGTCGATGAACCAGAGGATGCGGACGTGACTGAGATGATCACACGGTCGATGATGAGATCACTGCCGTAAGTGTTCTCGGCGTTGAAGAGTCCTCCGGCAGTCCGGGTCGCGGAGAGGGCTCCCTTGATCCAGAAGCCAGCGTACTTGCTCATGTCGTCTCGACCGACACCGTTAGCCTTCGAGCTCCCGGCAGCTTTGATCTGCAGCTTGCCCGTCTCGCTGTTGACCTCGAGGGTGTCTGCGTCGGCTGCGGTCGTCTTGAGCGCCTTGTCGCCAATCGCCTGGGAGGTAATCTCCCCACCTTCCTCTTGGATGGTCAGGTCACCGATGTAGCTAATTCCGCCTGGCATGAAAGACTCCTACTCGTCTTTTTTCTGGTTGAACGCTTCGTTGTCACCCCTGGGCTTGCTTCGAGGCGTGCTGTGGTCGATGTGGTAACTCGTTATCTGAACCTGCTGTAAGTCAAAGTCAAACCGCATCTTTCTGACCATACCTACATCTGAATTGATGCCAACCATATCGTACTTGATGGCTTCACCGATTTGTACTCGGAAACTTCGCACCCCGTGCGTGGCTTGAACCGTCCTCTGTGGCTGGGACCGCTCCTCTCCAATCTGCCACGCAGCCGAAGAGTTGCCGTCGTCACCGTAGTGCTGCCAGTGCTTCATCTTGAGGTCGGTGGTAACAACCTCACCCTCCTTGGTCGGCAACTGCTCAAAGGTGTCGTTGTGTCGAAACCTTGTCGGTGAGATCATCGGCATGACATCAGGGACTGTGTTCGCGTCTCCAGACGGGATGGGCCAGACCGGAGAGCCGATGTAGTCGATGGTATCGACTAGTACTTCGTTGGCGTACTTGCCGTCTGAGTTGTTGTACTGGGCGACTGCCGGGGAGTCCGTCCGAGACATGTCTTCGACGCCAAAGATGTAGTCAGGCTCCGTCGTGAAGCCCGACCTCCAGACCGGGAACCATCGCCAATCGTCAGCCGAGGTGTCGTATCTTTGGGCAAAGTCAAACGGAAAGCATCGAGCGAGTTCACCGAAGGCTTCTCGAGCCGGGAGCGGCTTGTCTGAGATTTTAGCTGGCACAGTACACGCCATGTTCGCCCAGGGGACCGGCTTGCTGACTGTGGGGGCGCTGTCTTTGAAGGCCACAATCGACCCTGAGCCCAGAACGTCGTTCCTGTCGAGGAGCTCAGGTCGGGTGATGATGTCCTCTATGATCTGCCAGACCGCAGCCCTCACCCCTCCTAGGCTCTTCTTGTAGACGGTAGTGCCCGCCACGATGCCACCGTTAAAGTCGTCGGGGACAACCGACGTGTCGGGGACGCCGGTCGCCACCCCAGAGACCCTGGCCACTACCCTGGGATAGCTACCCTCCCACCACCTAAACCCGACAGGATTCTGCGGGATTGATGGGTCTGTCGCAGACGCGAAGAACCTCACAATCGTTCCGATTGGGCCGACGTTTGGGTTTCGGTTCTCGAAGGTCTGGATGTTGGTTGTATTGATGATCGGAAGGGCATCCGCGTGCTGAGACGCCTCCGAGTTCTCGTACCAAATACTGTCTACGAAGCAGTTAGCCTGTGGAGACACCCAGGCATAGACGTAGTGGCTACCTACTGGGCCAATAGGGCTCGTCCTTCGTCCGTAGGGCACGACCTCTTTCCAGACCCAGTTGTCGCTTGTCGGATTGGTGTATGTGGACTCGACAACAGATCCGTCACCGAAGCTGAGCCCGAGGAACTTGCCCACATGCTCAGGGCTTAGATAGAACTGCGTCGGGTACCAATAGCTTCCTACTGACGGAGCCGTGAACCCGTCTGTGTTCATTGGGATTCTGCCTTGGGGCCACTGTGTCGTTGAGAGCAGTGGGGCAATGTCCACGACAATCTGGAAGGAGTTTGGACCGATTGATGTCGGGTCTCTGTCAAAGGACCCACGCCCCATGACCTGGGTGTCTCCAGTGTCCAGATCGTAGAGCCAAATCCTGCAGGTTCGCCCCCTCCACCTTCCGTAGACAATGTCCCTGCGGAGTTCTCCAGCCACAGGGACAGAAGCCTGAGACCCTCCAGAGATGTCTACCGAGAAGGTAAGGTCAGAGATCGCTCCGATAGTCTGGTCGATGTTCCCCATGTCGAGCTCGAGAGAGCACCGATTGAGTCGGGCTTCCCAGACACAGGTGACAGACTTCTCCATCGCAGAGTGGACTGGAGTGGCGACGGACAGGCCGCTCCCTGTCCTGGCCTTTGGGCCGCACCAGTGGACTAGACGTTCCAACCCGTTTTCGTCGTGGTAGCTGCCCTCGAAGAGATAGACGAGATTGAGCTCTCGCTCTCTGGTTGTCCAGTCAATCGGCATTAGCGAATCTGCTCAATCCGAAGAGACCCGGACATGTAGTCCGCACTCTCTCCGACGAAGGTGTCGAGGGAGTATTCCTGCAGCGCACCCCAAATGAGGAACCCTTTGTCGGCCTCGCTCTGAGCCGTCACGGTGCCGCTAGCTATGTCGTCCCACCTGAGAGCCCACAGGAGCCCGTCTGCTTTGCCGTGGCGCACTACCCCTTGCACTACCGTCTGATAGTCAGTCGAACCCCAGGAATCGAACGTCAGGGGCACATTCCAGCGACGGAGTTGGGTGACCGGGTAGTAGTTGTTGATGCCTAGGCCGCGCTGTGGCTGCTGCATCCCGTGTCCAGAAAGCGTCGTGACCGTCCGGGTTCCGCTCCACGTCCGGTTAAATGCCTTGCATAGGCCGACTTTGTGGCGACGGACCTCGTCCTGATGCCGCCAGATCCACATCCAATAGCGGTAAGAAGATGCACTGCCTCCGTTGTGAGCCAACCGAATCTGGTTCTCTGAGTACGTTGGAGCTGGGGAGAATGTCAGGCTGGTTGCCGCACCCGAAGACCACGACTGGACATCGAATGCCAGAACGGAGTTGTTCCCGTAGACCTTAATGCTCTGCGTGTCGTCCACCCCACCCGAAGTGTCTACCTCACAAAGCCATGCGTAAAGGTCCGCATCGGTGTTCCCCTTGTTGAAGAGGATCATCGTCGTCGTGTCGTAGCGGAACTCGTCAGCGTAAGTGTTCGTAGTCGAGGTCCTGTCAGACGTATCGTCAAACCCGAGCTCTTTGGCTAGGCTTGTGCCAGTTCCGTCACTGCCATGTGTTCCGGTCTTCCAGCGAAAGTAGACCGTTCCAGAGACTGACGAAAAAACAAACTTCCCAGTGTAGTGGTACGAGCAAGACCACGAGGTATAGGGACCGGAAGCCTGCAGCTTTGTTGTGATCTGAGCCGCTAGGTCTACCGGGGAGTAGAGACCATAGGGGATGTCGTAGGTCGTGATGGAGCCAGTAGGGGTCGAGCTGATCTCGATGTATCGGTTGCTTGCGTCAACGGTAAACAAGCCGAGAGTGCTGCCCTGTGTAAAGTCATCCGCCCCCGTAATCCAGCGAACCCTAGGACGAGGGTCGGACACGTTATTGATGTGGTTCCCGTCCCTTGCAAAGTCAAACGAATACCCTGTATGGGCCACGACCTTGCCGTTGAACTTGTCGGTGAGGAAGAAAGCGGTCAACATCAGACGTACTCCTGCCGGACTCGGTTGCCGTAGGCCAGGCCCCGCTCCTGTTGGCGAATCAAGTAGTTGTCCACAGACTCACCGAGGACCCTGCCGTCGAGCTCCACGGTGGTCCGAATGGTCTGGGCTCCTCCACCGTTCTGCATCTGGGCCTTCTGAATGGCAAGCATCTCTGTGATGTGCTTCGTCCCGACCGGGTCGAGGAGAGTCTCGTCGTTTCGCATGACGATGGCGCTGTGGTTGTTGAGGCCCGCACTCTTGAGCATCTCGGAGGTAATACCTGCGTCACCGATACCCTGAATGCTCGTCCCGATGATGGTGGCGATCTCAGCAGCACCCGCCGCGCCAATCGTAGCCGCAGCAACAATGTTGGCAGGGAAAGCCGCGACCAACTGCGGGTTTCCGAGCGCGCCCGCAACGCCAGCCGCAGTGTTCACTGTCGCTGTCGCAAGGGCAAGAGCCTGAGATACATGGAAGAGAGCAATTGCCTGCTTCTTTGCGTTCTCGTCCCCGCCTTCGTACATCGTCATGGCGACTTGCGAAAGAGAGGCAAACATGTTGCCAATCTGACCGACCATGTCTCCATAAGAGTAGGCAGTATTTACATTGGCTTGAAGAATAGCAGCGTTGGTCTGAGCCATCCCGAGCTGGATGTCTCTCTCCATCATCTGTCGCGCCTGAGCGACTCTTTCGTAGTAGACGATTTGGTCTTCCGTCGTCTGCTTTGTGATATCAAGGTTTTCCTTGGCCTTGGTGACCCGTATTTGATACTGCTCCTCAGCGGCTCGCCTAATCTCAGCAGTAGACCTGTCTAGGAACTCGGACTCTTTTACGATCCCAGCCTCGAACAGCGTGGAAAGTCGCCCGAGGTCTTCTGCGAACAAAGCCTCTAGATCCGCCCTGACTTGGTGCAGGTGATCAACGTATTCCTCTAGCGCTTTAGACTCTGCTTTTAGCTGAGCCATGAGGTCCTTTGCCGCTCTAGAAGCTGCCTCCTTCGCTAGCCTGGACTCCTCTGCCGCCCTCTTTCGAGCCGCAGCCCTAGCTCGAGCCTCTCTTTCCCTTTGCGCCTTCCTGTCGGCAAGCTCTGACTTGATTCGCTCGCGCTCGATTGCAGCAAGCTCCTCCTTAGACATCGAGACCCACTCTTGGATCACGCCCATGCCAGGCGCGAGGGACAACTCAATCGCTGCCGCAGTGTCGTCGCCCAGAGCCTGGAGGAGCATCCCAGTGCGCTCCATCATGCCGGTAAAGGCATCAGGGAGCCCCTTAACGTCTTTGATGAGCTCCTTGCCGTTCCTTGCCAGGGAAATGAAGTCAAGGCTCATGGCGTCTGCCATCGTGCCGGTCGCATCAAGGGCTAGCTTTGTAATGCGAATGTAAGCCTCGATGGCAGCAGACAAGACCACGACGGACTTCGCTGCATCCCGCATCGCGCCAGCAAGTCTCTTTGCGAAAGCCTCGACACCCTCAGTGTTCTGAAGGGTCATCAAGTAGTCCGTTGTGACCGTAGCCAGATGCGTCATCTCTGGGATGAGGTGCTCTCCGAGCTCGATTCTCAGCCCGCGAAACGCAATCTCAAGGTCGGTCTGGGCGTCGATGAAGGCCTCTGAGTTAGCCAGCATCTCGGCGCTCATCACCGCATTCAGTTCTGCGAGGCGTCCCTGAAGCTCCTCGATGCCTGCGGCCCCACCCTCCATGAGGTTCGCCATCTCGGTTCCTGAACGACCGAGGAGGAGCATCAGGACACCTGTGCGCTCTGCAGACTCGCCTAGGACCTCAGCCTTGTCCGCAAGCTCGAGGAAGACATCGTTGACGGGACGCAGCTTGCCGTCCGACTCTGCGATCTCGATCCCCAGAGCAGCAAAGGTCTCTTCGAGCTGACGAGATCCCTGCTGAGCATCGGTCATCACTCGACCGAGCTTCTTCAGACCATTCGAGACAGCCTTGACGCTGGTTCCCGCCCTCTGAGCCGCGAACTCGTAACCCTGATATTCCTCTGCGGTAACGCCGACCATCCTGGCCTGCTTAGCCATTCGGTCGCCAAACTTCGCCATCTCGAAGGTGGACTCATCAAGGATCTTGAAGGCCGCACGGAAGGTGGCACCCATAGCCCTGCCCGCCGTATTCAGTGCCTGGAGCCCTGCCCCCGCAGCAATCATGGCCCCGGCCATCTTCTTGACCGACACCCCGGTCTTCTGGCTTTCCTTCTGGGCCGTTTTCAGCCCGCGAACTAGCCCCTGTACCTGTGCCCCGATCTTGATGTTCATTTGTTCCGCCTCCGAGCTCGCTCTGATTCAATCTCAGCATGATGGGCAGAGACCAACATTGACTCTGAGTCAATGATACCGATGGCTTCGATCAATCGCGCATCCTGTTCCGACATAGAACCAGGGTGAGGCAACGACTTGAACCGACTCCACGCACTCCACTCGTGGATCGCAGACCACATCCAAGGCTCGCAATCCCGAATCGGGCAGCTCGTCATCCTGCGATCAAAGGGCTGGCAATCCGAAGGTCGGCTCCGAGGCAGCTTGACCGGGGTCCTAAACCTCTTCCGGCCTTTACTGTCTGGGTCGCCGTCCAGGCAGCGGGTTCCTCCGCAAGCTCCCCACAGCTTGCACCCGCTCCACCCGGACTTCGACCAAAGGGCGATCTCTTCTTTTGTTGGACCGCTCTTAGAGACGTATTGGAAAGCGGCCCTTAGCCTTTTCCCTCGTCCTCGTCCACCGTACCCTCTCCGATCATGTGACTGCAGAGGTCGGTGGACAAGTCTTCGAGAACCAGAAGAGCCTCGAGAAGCTCGTCCCGACTGGGGACTTCGTCGTTGATGGTGAGGTCCCGACATCCTACGACTAGGTCCCTCATCATGTTCGCCCGAAACTCGGACATCAGAGTGTTCGCCTCGTGCTGTGATTGCACGATTCCCGCAATCCGCTCTTCCGATGCGTCCTCTGCGTCTTCTTGAGTCGCCGCAGAAAGCTCGCTGACGCACTTCTGGAGGCGTAGAGATAACTCTAGGTGCCTCGTCCTCCAGCCATGCGTGATTGGACGGTACAAGATGACTGCCGTGTCTCCACTGGCGTCCTCCATCTTGAACTCGCGGACATTCCATCTATTCAATTCCACGGTGGTGCTCCCGTGTTGGGGTTAAGGTCAACCGACCATCACAAAAATCTCGTTCTCCGCGCCCGTTCCTCGAGCCTGGCCTGTCATGCTGACAGTGACCTCGTCGCCGCCACGGTCAAGGTCGGGCTGCTCGAACTGGAACTTAGGGAGCTCGACAGCAAGAATGCCACCTTCTGCCATTCCCTGCTGCGCGTGGATGGAAACCGCAAGCCGCTCTCGAGCCGCAAGTGCCGCTGCCATTGTAGTCGAGAAGAAGCTCCACCCGTCCAGGGTTGCCGTCACGTTCCGCATCCCGCCGACGTAGCCATCGACAACGTAAGCATCGCCGTGGACGTTCTCTCGGTAGATGATGCCCTGGTCGATGTCGATGCTGACCGTCCCAGCCTGGAACTCAAAGCCAGCCACGATGAGCTGTCCTGAGGTGGCCGGGATTGGCGTCCCTGCGTAGGTCCCGGTGGGGACGTAGGGGGTGAACTGAGACCCGTCAGTGTGCGTTGCTGCTCCTCCACCACTGAGGTAGGACTGCCGAGTCGCCACGGTGACCGTGTCGCCCGAGATGCCCGTGACCTTCATGATCTCGTCGTCCACCTTGAAGTAGACAGGGTTTGAGGCCGAAACGTCTTCTGGGACAACAGCGCCATCAGTGAGGTCAAAGGTGGTTGTTGCCGCACCGAGCGTTCCGCCCGTGTTCAAGGTGGTCTGCGAGAGCAGGTTGCTCTGGCGAGCGGTGCCGCTGAAGGTCATGCGAGCAGCCTCGTCGCCACCCATCGAGATGTTCTGGCTACCGACCACAGCGCCGATCAGACGGTTCTGGGAGTTGTTGTTGCAGGCCCAGAGGGTCAGGGCGTCAGGCGTCGTGTCCTTCGCGTCCTTGGGCTTAAAGAGGATCCCAGCACGAATCTTCGCACCCGAAGCCGGGGAGTTCAGAAGCGGCTCAGAGACCTCAATGCTGGTGTTTGTCGTGACAGCGGTGATGCGTCGGATCTCGAACTCGCCAGTCCCCGAGCCAGTCTCGAAGAGAGCGGCCTCTCCCACGTTGTAGTTGGTCGTGTCGCCTGTGTTGATGACGCTCTTCGTTCCGCCCGTCGCGGTCACCGCAGCACCAGAGGAGACGACGGCAGTCCACCCGCCTCCGCTCATCATGTCGGCCCAGTCGGGAAGGGTTCCTCGGTTGGTGACATAGGCGTAGCACTCCATGCTGAACTCAGCGGTGCGCTTCTGGTTGATGATGCCTAGGGCAGTCGAGGTGCCACGCTTGTCCTCGAACATGACAAACGGGCTCTTGCCGTTAGCCGATGCCGTGATGGCGCGAATGGCGTCCGTCGCTACGGGGTAGTCGGTAGCAACAGTCTTGAAAGCCGACTGGGGATCCGCGAAAAACTGAAGGTCGCGGCCAATGTCTACGGATGGTCCGGTCATCTTAATAGTCCTCTTGCATTCGGACTAAGTAGTCCGTTCGCAGCATCATGTTAGGGGTCGAAGCCTGAATCTCAGGATCGAACGCCAAATCATTGGTTTCGATAGTACAGCGAATCACGCGGCCTGTGGCAGCAGTTCCACCGTTGGAAAGTGTCCACCCCTGCTTACCCATCGGGACTCGACGGAGGAAGATCTTAGTTAAGGCGTCTCGGTAGCGGCACATAGCCAGGCCCACGTCGGCCTCGCTGCCGTTGATGTTCAGGTCGAGGACCGTCAGCCGAGTCTCGATGCTCACGTTGATCATCCGAGAGTTTGCTTGCTGCTCCGCAGTGTCGCTCTGATAGATGATCGCCATGTGAGGGAACTGTCGGGACTGCATCCCCTTGGGGTAGTACTTCTCGAACTGAGAGATGTCGGGAAGCTGTGCGGTCGTGAGCCCCTTCTCCGACCGCATCGTCCCGAGCTGGGCGTTGAGCCCATAGGTGGCGTCTGTCAGGAACTCTGACATCGCCTCGACCGCAGCCTCTGCTCCGTAGTACGCCATGACTAGCGCCAGGTGCCCTTGATCATCTTCTTGATGGTGGACTTCGCTGCAGTCGAACTCTCTAGACGAGCCTTCTCTACTGCGTCCTCGACCTCTTTAGAGAAGGCGCGACGACGAGCCAAGACGATGTGAGCCTGCATGATCTGAGAAGCGGCATAGCCAAAGGTTTTCTTGTCTTTGACATTGAGGTCCGCACGCACCGGAGGACGGGCTCTGCTGTTGACCGGAGCCCTACGACCTCTAAAGGAGTTGTAGGCTGGGCCGAGTCCCCTGCCGCTCTTGTCGCCTTGATGGGCTACAGCGTAGGTCTCGACCTTTCCGGGCTCACCCGTCGAGGGCCTCATCCCGATCTCCATGCTCTTCCGGTTTCGACGGTAAAGAGCACCCTGGCCCCCCGAAGTCAGCGCGTTATAGAGCACCCTATCCCGCTGCATTATCGGGCGACCAGGGCGGTTCTTGCTCTTCCAACCGCTGTAGGTCTTGTCGTCTCCGTAAATCCAGTATTCCCGAACACTGAGAGGAGCAAACTTCGCCCCGGTTGTCGCACCCTCACTATCAAAGTGCTGGCGCTCGTGGTTGTAGAACAGCTTTCGGATGTCGGTCCAGCATCGACGCCAGTCCTGAACCTCTTTCGCCCACTCATCGAAAGCCAGAGTGAACTTCCGAGGATCCGGCTTCATCTCGATAGTGAACTTCACAGGTCATCCCCGTCTTGGAAGGCAGGCGGCACAGCGTACTGCCGGTCGCCCGTTCCAGGGGTGTAGTCGAAGTCAGGATCGGAGTCCTCAGTCCAGTTCGACTTAGACCAGATAGAAGGTCCTGTAGTCGTCCCTGTGGCTCCGTTGGCGATGAGATAGGTACGTTGGCTCCAAAGCTGCTCTAGGAGCATCTCTCCGCGCGCTATGAGCTCGTCTGCGGTGGCCTTGCCGTCAGCTCCGATGGAGCCCTTAGCCAGAAGGATGTTCCCACTGGCCAGAAACATCTCAGCAGTCTGAGCAACGTTCTCTGCGATGCTTGATGCGGTGAGGGTGTCACCCATCCCGGCAGCAATGAAGGCGAGGCGCACTTGGTTGTACGCCTTCGCCCAAATCACATTGCCCTGGGTGAGGGTCGGGGTCGTGCTCGAGGAGAGCGTCCCCAACTGGGGAGCCATGCTCGTGGCAGTCGCGATGTCAGCGTTGTATGCCACGGGTAGACTCCTTACTCGGCGGCTTCTGCCTTGGCCTTCTTCTTCTTAGGTGCGGCCTTCTTCAACTCCGCAGCGCCGCGACGGATGAGCCGCTCCGCGTTGTCGTCGTCAACCTCGATCTGCTCACCGGCTTTGAGCTCGATGCCCTCGATCTCGATGTCGCACTTCAGAATCAACCTAGGCATCGGATGCCTCCAGTTCCCCGAGTCGCTCTTCGATCAGATCCTTGCCACCCTTGCGACCATCGGCCTCGTGCATCTCGAGCAGAAGGTCGGTGTCGTCAATGTCCTTGAGGACATTCGGCAGAAGCCGAAGGGGGACGTTGGTAATCGAGGAGGGCTCCGAGGGGTCGAAACCCGAGACTGCGGTCCCACGTCCCTGCTTTACAGGCTCAGGACGGACAACCACCTTCTCTTCGACTAGGCCGACCACCCCGGCATCGAGGAGACTCTGCATCTCCTCGATGGCCGGAACAATCGAACCTGCGGGATACATAGTCCCGTTGTAGATAACTGCCTGACCAGGCAAAACTTCGTAAGTCATAGGGGTGCTCCTAATTCCTTATTACTGGATGATGGCCCAAGCGGTTCCGTTGCAAACAACGAAGTGTCCCTTGGTCGCGTCAATGGTCCCAACCGAACTATCGTCTGCTGAGTTTCGGATCGTCAGAGCGTGGGTCGCCCCAGCCTCGTTCTTGATGTAGAAAAACGAGCCCTGGGATGCGGCCTCACTCGGCATGACCACGTTGCGCCCCGCTCCGTCCGGGTCCAGAGCCAGGAACTGAGCGTCCTGATTCGTGACCGTGAAGGAACCACTGAGCGTATGGACCGAGTACCCCAGGCGAACCCGGAGACCATTCTCCGGGTTACTGGGGACGCCTTTGTAAAGAAGAGTAGCCATGACTACCTCCTTACGAGACGACGGTCGTGTAGAGGTAACCGAGGTCCGTGGTCGGGGCCGCGAACTGGTCGTTCCACGTCATGTCAAGCTGCTCGACGTAGGGAGTCGGCTCCCAGCGACGAACCGCACCGTCCGAGGAACCCTGGAAGCGCCAGCGCTGCAGGCACGACTGCGGGGTCATCGGGGAAGGCGAGGGACGGAGTCGAGCGAAGAGCAGACTGCCACCCCAGATGAAGTCCTGGGAAGCTGTCTGGCCCTCGACCGCAGTGTTCGCCACAGCCTTGCCGACGTAGATGGTCTCCACGTCCAGGGCACGAGCGAGGTCGTCGTTGGTCAGAAGACCGACGCGGCTGCTGGTACGCGAGCAGTACTCAAGGATGAGCGGGTGCTGGCGAAGAGCCTTGAAGACGCTGTAGCCCATGATGGCGACGTTGGGGACTTCGCCACTGTTCTTGATGATCGTGTCACGAGCCGTCTGGGCGGTGCTGATCGGGTCAGAAGCAGCGTTGTCGAAGCGGTCGGCTCCAGCGAGAGCAGCCGTCTTGCCAGCGAAGACCGTAGCCGAGAAAGCGACGGCAGCAGCCTGGCGCTCTCGGTTGATCATGCACTCGCGAGCGAGGACTGCAGTGTTCGCCTGGCGCAGGTTCAGCCCGTTGCCCTGGGCGTAAGCCTCAGAGGTCTTCGAGAGCTGAACACCCAGTCCGTTGGCGTCCACTTCCCAGCCGTCAACCTTGCTGACGCTGGTGCTGATGCGGAGAGGGGAAGCCTGCCCGTCAGCGATCACCATGTCGTGACCGGGGGAAGCCGAGGCAAAGCCGCCTTCCACGTTGTAGAACTTCCCGGTCTTCGTCGCAACGTCAACCGAGGGGAAGATGTCTTGGGCGATGAAGCTGCCGAGCTGAGGACCGAGGAGACGCGCGTAGCGCGTCAGCATCACGTCCTGAACAAATCCATGAACATTTGCCATCGTAGTGGTCTCCTAAATACCGATTAGGTCGAGAGGTAAGAAGGCGACCAGAGGAAGGCTCCGATGTCACCGTTCACATAGGTTTCGAGCGCAATGCCGAAAGCGTGGTTGTTGGCACCACCACCGTGGGCTCCGTCAACCTGCACAGCCTTGCCAGCAGCGTCCGAGCCAGCGAGGTTGCCAGCAGTAATCGCGCCACCGCACTTGACCTTGATGATCTGGCCCACCTGAACGGGGACGTAGATCGGGTCGGAGGCAGTCCCGACACCAACATCGTTGGTGAGAGCTCCGATGGGGAGCTGGGTCGAGCCCGTCAGGGTGATGTCGTCGTCACCGTTGGGGCGAACGAGATGGTACTCCTTGCTGGAGAGGTCTTCGTTGCACTTGCGGGTCAAGATATAGGGGTCGAAAGGTACAGACATCGTCTATCTCCTAGGAGTCGAGGGTCTCGGCCTCGTAGGCCGCGATCTTGGTGGGGTCGGAAAGGACAATCTGCATCGCTCGCGCGAATGCAGCAGCCGGGTCAAGGCCCTCTTCTTCAGAGAGCTTCTCAGCGAGAGCCGAGCACTGGGCGGAAACGGTGCCGCGCTCAATGCGCTCAGCGTCAGTTCCGGCCTTGCCGATCTCCGTCACGCTGATGCGGTTCTCGAAGTAGGCACGGTTGGCGCGCTCTTCGCCGCAGTGGGTGTAGATCTCAAGGTAGTCGTCGCGCTCAGAGGCAGCGATTCGACCGTCAGCGCAAGCGCGATCAAGCATACGCTCAATCTCCTTGGCCTCAAGGTCGTCAAACTTCGCCTTGATGGCGTCTCGGTCGGTGGTCACCGTGTCCAAAGCCTCAGCCAGCGCGTCAGCCTTCTCGGCACGCTCGCGGAGAGCCTGGATCTCAGAAAGGATCTCAACCTCGCCAGCACCCTCGCCAAGAGCGAGAGTCTCAGAAATCAGCTTGAAGCTCATCTCGTTCCTCTTTTCAGATGCAGCGACAGGCTCCATGCCCGCCACAAAGGGTTCATTGGTGAGAGTTCCGCCAATCAAGGCCCACTCTCCGAGCTTTTCGCCCGTCTTCTTCGACCGAGCTCCCTGTGCAGGGACAGCCTCGATGCTAAATCCATCGAACTCGCCAGCGCGAATCCGACGCTTTGCCTCTTCCGTCCACCGGACAGAGCCCATCAGGCTCATCGTGCCGTCGTCGTTGGCGCGAACGTGAACGTCGATGATGCGCCCAGCAGCCTTTGTACTCTCCGCGTCGAGAGCACCCGACATAGAAGCGTGGTTGTAGCCGACAGGAGCACCCGTCGCGAACCAACCTTCAGACTTGATGAGGGAGTATCCCCGAGCCATCGACTCGATGTCCGAGGCCGACAGGTTGACTCGACGGTCAGAGGCGCGTCCGTAGTGACTGCCAGAGCGAGCGAGCTCGATGACCTTCTCAACCGACACGTCATCAAGGCGAAGAGCGTCAGACCAGTCGGCCATCTGCATCTCTTTCTCGTCGTCTTCCATGCTACGGGCTCGCTTCATCTCCTCGTCTACTTTGTCGTAGTCGTCCATAGCCTCTTCGCGAGTGCCCTCGAGCATCTTGCGGCCTTCAGCCTGGACCCTAGAGATGATCTCCGGGGAGAGATTAGCCTTGGGGGCCTGTGCGATGGCGTTCCGAAGGTGCGGAAGGTCGATCTGACCCTTCTCATCACGCACCGGGAAGTAGCGAAGAGACCGAGGGGTCGTGCGACCGTCGCCGTCCTTCTCACCGCCGGGGGCGATGTAGAGGAAAGCAGAGTCGGGCAGGTCGTTGATGTACGCCGTGCTCCACTCAGCCATGTACTCTTTTTTGTCCATCATGGTCCCTAGTGTGCGGAAAAAGCAGCAAGGTCCGCAAGGAAGGCCAGACCAAGGAAACTAGAAGTCGTCGGTGGAGATGCCTCTTCGCTCAAGCCATCGGCTGCGATAGGGCTCCGATGCCGGGGGGATGTTGTTCGCTTCCCTCAGATAGCGGACACCCTCTGGGCTAATGGTCTCACCCCGCTCGTGGGCGATGACCGAGACGACGTAGTCGGGGTATTGACCAATGCCTTCCGGCAGGTCTTTCCTCTTTGGTCGCCCCCCAGCCATTACTCGAAGAGTCCGATGACGAGGCAGTTGCACATCGCGTCAGCCACGCACCAGCTTGCTGGGGTCGCGTAGGTCGGAAGCTCAGAGGCCGGGAAGGTGTCGCCGTCCCTCTCCATGCAGGGGCCACAGCTCACCGACTCTGCCAGATTTGAGTAGATGTATCTCTCAACTCCTGCAGACCGCAGCCCTTGTGCTCTCCCAAGCCCGTAGGTCAGGTTGGAGGCTTGCTGCGCGAGTCGTTTATCAACTCCAACAGATAGAGCAGCAAGGGCTGCGGCAACAGCAGGCCCCGAGACTCTCGCAGGCGGTACCGCTCCTCCGACTCCAGCAGATTGTACAGCGTTGATGGCGACTCTCTGAATTCGCTCTGCAGCCTCTTTCGCTGCCATCGCTGCAGTTGAGAAAATCGCTTCTTCTGGGACGATCTCGTCAATGTACGTCTCTTCTTGTCCAGCCGCTGGCTTTGGTGCCTTGACCGGGTCTGCAAACTTGAGGTCCAGAGCAGTTTGGAGCTGCTCTGAGGCCTTCTTAGCTTCAATCTGTCGGACCAATTTGTTTGACCATGCCACTGCTGGGTCTCCTCCCCAGAGAGCCCACGCAACTCGACCAGGCGATGGGAAGCCAGGCTCACCGGGACTGAACCCCTTGCCCTTCTTATCCACCTCGTGTCGAGCCAACCAGGCCCGCATTTTAACGGCTTTATCTCGGCTAATCGGCTCTCCGTTAGCCATCCGACGCGCCCACGAAACTGTCGCGGGGACAAGTCCGTCGCCGCTATGTCCCTGCTTGTGCCACTCCAAACCCTTCTTGAGTTCGGCGCGAACCCCAGCAGGGGGCTTGAAGTTGATGTCAGCCATTCTTCTTAGACTCAGACTTGCGAGGATGGCCGGCAGGAAGAAGGTCGTTGTCGGTGATGTACTTCGAGTCGCCGGGTCTTCCGGTCCTCACGAGCCGAAGGAAGGCATTGACGCGGGCCATCGCCCACTGACCTCGAGTCATCCCCGGTCGGTGAGAGACGCTGAACGCTCCTGCGCCACGTCGATAGACAGCCTTGAGCATCGAGAGAGTCACGCGCTTCGACTTCGCCTCACCGTGCTTCTCATTGTGCTCTGCGATCTTGTTCTGCAGAGCCTTCTCTGTGCTCTTCGAGACTTCGATCTTAGCCTTTCCCGAAGCGGTAGCGCTCCCAGGCTGATTCTTCCTAGAGCCGGTTCGTCGCTCGTCGGGCTCTGCTGGCTGACTCTGCTCCGCGTCGTCGTTTAGCTTGATCTTGTCGCCCTTCATCTCAGGGGTGACTTCCTGCTCTTCGATCTCGACGGTCAGGCTAGGATCCTTCTCTTGCCGTTCGAGCTCGCGCTCCACAGCCTTGATGCCCTTTTCGTAGACCTCACGAAGCTCGTCAATCAGCATCTCTTGAAGTTCATCGACCCGAGGCACCGGGACAGCCATCATCTCGTCCACAGTCTCGAACTCGGTGAGGCTCTCTGTGTACTCTTCGATGATGCTGTTTCGCCACCTAGTGATGGTGTCAGCGATAGCCTTATTGGCCTCGTCCTTAACTCCACCGACCTCCGAGTAGCGGACAGACCGCTCGACAGGGCGAACCTCTCGACCTCGAGGTCCCTCAAGGTACATGTCGGATTCAATCCGGTCATTGAGGGCGACGTGGTTGCAGCTAGAACTGCACTCGTGGAGCATCTCTTCTTCACGTCGAGCTTGCTCTTCTCCACGACTAGAAACAGATGGCTCCGACCCCGGAGGGGGGGATTCGGGGTCGGAGCTCTCTGCTGGCTCATCACCGGGCTCTACTGGCGCGTTGTGCCCTGGACCTGTCGAGGGATCCACGTCGATGGGCCGAGCTGCGTTGTCCACTCGTTGGGGGAGAGAGAGGACATCGCGAATCTTAGCTTCAATCTGATCGTCTGGGGTAACAACCCCAGCGTCCACTGCAGTCTTGACTGCTTCAACCAACTGTTTCGGATCGCCAACCCGAATCTCGCCGGCCTGAATGTAGGGGTACTCGGTGACACCCGTGAAGTTCCAGTTCACCAGTCGCTTGATGATGGCGTGAGGACCCTGCGACATCGTCGTTGCGATGCTGTTCGCAGCCTGCTGGAGCGCCATCGTGTAGTGGTCGAGCTGCCCCTGGATGAGCGAGTAGGCCCCGGCAGATTCTCCCGTGAACAGGAACTG